ACCATTTGCTGGTTTCCTCTCATTTTTATGTGGTACCTTTACACTTTTATGTACTGGTATCATCCCCCCTCCCGCTGATATGACCAAACATTTTTCAAATATTGGACGTGCCTCTCAGGGTTTTCGAGCCTTGAAAGACATGTTTACATGGATTTTTGATTATTTATCTGAAATTTATTATACGACAGTATATGGATTGACTACTGAAGAATACCAATTTATGCAAAATTTTCCTCAATTAGAAAATCTATATGCTGCTGTCCAATTAATTGAAAAATTTGAAAAACCTTTAATAGACTCATCTGCTGCTATTGCTAATCAAGTATTAACTGTAAATTATCAATTGAATGAATATCACTACCAAGCCTCAAAGATGAATTCTAGATCAAATGTTCATCTTGTCACTAGTTTACAACGACGTATTAAGGAACAAAATGAATGGGCTACTCATAGCCCTGCTAGATGTCATACTATTCGAACCCAACCTGTTGCAATGTATTTGTTTGGACACCCTGGTGTCGGCAAAAGCGTTGCAACGGAAGTCTTGAAAGCCCGTATTTTTAAGAAGTATTTGAAAGAACAAGGAATTAAATATGAATCGAGTGCCTTTCCCCGTAGAGCCAAAAACGAATACTGGGAAGGATACACTGGACAACCTATAGTTGTATTAGATGATTTTGGTAATGTAAAAGACTCACAACAGAAACCCGTAGAAGAATATGAAGAACTAGAATATATGGTTAATACTGCTCAGTTTCCTTTAAAAATGGCTGAGCTGAAATCAAAAGGTGTGACAAATTTCACATCTGAATATATTATAGCTTCCTCAAATCAAAAATACCCCGAAATTAAATCTTTAGTTGACCCTGGCGCTGTTTTTAGACGATTCCATGTGTGGGCGGAAGTCTCAATTGACCCTGCATATGGAATCCCAATAGGTAAAGATGAGCATGGCTGTGCTTACTATACCTTTGATAAAGAAACAGTTGCTAAGTGTAAAGGAATTGACGTGAATGATGTACCCCCACTGACAGTTGAACATTATAGATTTACATGTTATAAAGTTTCCCATAATAAACAAACAGGTAATGCCGAGATTGCTTATCTTCCAGATAAGAAAAATTTAACATTTGAACAATTTTGGCAATACTTTGTAGAAGAAAATAACCGTAGAAAATGTGAAAGTGCGAGCCTTGCTAATGCTATTAGAACCGAGGCTGGTATTGAAACACCCGAAATTCCCGCTACTGAACAACAAATAATGGACCAATTTGATAAAATTTTTAACCCCGAGAAAT